TGTTGGGCACGATGAAACAGCCGGACGGCCTGACTATCAACATCAATATGGAAATCATCGTCAAGTTGGTGGAAGCGATTGAGGCACGTGGGGAATCGGCGGCGACCATCTTTGAAGAAATGCTAAGGGAGATAGAACTTGCTGACGTCGCTCGACATCAGTCGTAATGTACTGGCACGGCATGGCATTCAGCGACCGGCTGACCCGCCACCGTTACCGGCTGCCGAATGGATAGAAAGCAACTTCTATCTGTACGACAGCGGTGATTTAATGCGCCTGTACGACTGCCAGCAACGTCCGCTTGAACTGTCGCAAGCGCGTGACATCGAAGGCCGGTTCCGCTACAACACCATCTTGTGGGCATGGCCTAAGAAGTCGGCCAAGTCGTCGGTGATTGGCGCGATGGCTGACTTCACAGCAGCCACCCGCAAGCGCGGTTCCGTCAAGCTGGTGGCGAATGACCTCAAACAAGCTGATAGCCGCGTTGGGTATTACATCCGCGAGAACATCAAGATTGCACAGTCGCTTGGCAAACGTGAAGGCATCCACATGACGCCGAGTGGTTACCGGATTGATTACCCGAACGGCTCGAAGATTGAATCCGTGCCCATCGACCCAACCGGCGAGGCTGGCGGTAATGATGACATGATTGTGTACAGCGAATTGTGGGGCTGGAAGTCAAAGGCACACCAACGCATGTGGTCAGAAATGACGCTCAGTCCTAACAAGTGGGGCAGTGCGCAGCGTTGGATTGATACCTATGCCGGGATTAGCGGCGAATCGCCCATCCTTGAACAACTGTATGACACCGGCGTCAAGCAAGGCACAAAGGTGTGGGACGATTTGGAAGTTTACGTGAATGATGCGGCACGTATGCTGACGGTGTGGGTGACCAAGCCGATGTTCCCGTGGCAGACGCCGGATTACTACGCGCAGGAAGCCGGACAACTAACACCATCCGAGTTTGCGCGGATGCATCGCAACCAGTGGGCAGCGTCAAGTGAAGCATTCATCCCAATTGAATGGTGGGACGATTGCAAAAACGACAATTTGTCGGATTTGGGCGGACGTGGCGTCATCATCGGTGTGGATGCGGCAGTGGAAAACGATTGCTTCGCGGTGGTGGTGGTGTCGATGAGTCCTGAGGGCAAGCCGCAAGTGCGTTACGTCAACATCTGGACGCCGCCAAAAGATGGACAGATTGATTTCACAGCAGTTGAAGATGAATTGCAGCGGTTGTTCAGAACCTATCATGTCGATGAAGTGGCCTATGACCCGTACCAGATGGCAAGCATGGCGCAGCGACTTGGCGACAATGTATTCTGGCGACCGTTCATTCAGGGTGCACCGCGTTTGATTGCGGATAAGCGGCTGTACGACATGATTCGGGATCGGCAGATTGAACATTCCGGCGATGCGGTCTTGCGCCAGCACATCATCAACGCTGATAGAAAGCCGGAAGATAATGAAAAACTTCGAATCATCAAACGCACTCAATCTGGGAAAATTGATGCGGTTGTTGCATTAAGTATGGCAGTCGATAGGCTTATGTATTATAGATAAGATGTAAAAATGTCCCTACGCTACGTCAATAGCTAGGGACGTGAGCAACCATAAAAGGATGGTTACTATGCCAAGTGTACTACGCGTTTCAGGTATATATCGAATTATGTGTAAAGCTAATGGATTGTTTTACATAGGTTCAAGTAAAAATATCCATCATCGCTGGATTGTCCATAGATGTGAACTTAATACACGCAAGCATAAGAATGGACATCTGCAAAATGCATGGGATAAATATGGCGAATCGTCGTTCGAAATAGAGGTTCTGGAAGTGGTTGACCAAAGCGCCTTGATTGAAAGAGAGCAGCACTATCTTGATACATTAAAACCTTTTGGTGTTAATGGTTTCAATTTAGCTATCAAGGCCGATGCGGGATTATCCGGCAGAAAATTGTCTGATGAAACTAAATCCAAAATGAGTGCATCTAAAAAGGGCATCCCTATGAAAGATGCTCAAAAAGCATTGCTAAGTAAATCTCTAACAGGACGAAAACTGTCCGATGAACATGTTTCAAAAATACGCAAAGCGTTATCAGAGCGGCAGATAAAGCCTGAAACAAGAGCCAAGCTAAGTCAGGCCAAAAAGGGAAGAGTGGTATCTGATAAAGCAAAGCAGTTATTAAGTAAGGATTATATTGTCACAAGCCCTGATGGAACTGAATATCTGGTACATGGGCTAAAGCAATTTTGTAATGAGCACGGATTGCACTATAAAGTAATTTGTGGATTAGTGCATCGAAAATCTAAAACTCGAACAGGGTGGAAATGCCGTAAGGTTGAATAAACTATGCCCGAAATAGCCGAACAAGCGATTGTTGCCAACGAAAAATACAGTGTGCGCCAATTCAGTCCCAATTCGTGGGGCGGCTTTGTCGGCGATAGCATGGGCTTCCTGTGGCCGTCCAAGGCGGACATGTTGCCAGCGTGGGGCAGCCTTGAATGTGACATTGCGCTGCGTGTGCTGCACTATACGCAGCATAATGCTTTGTGGGGCGGCGCGGCTAAAATCTGGATACAAAAGATACTCGGCACGCCTTACGAAATATCCGGCGGACGCAACCTGACCTATGACTGGCAAGAACTGTTCTTCGAGTCGGACTTCGGTGAAGGCTACGATTACATGATGTCGAAGTTCTTGACCGATTACCTGACGCTCAATCGTGGCGGCTTCATCGAGAAGGTGAGCTACGGTGCGCCGGACACGCCGATTAAAGAAGGCGCGAAAATCCTCGGCCTGAATCATCTGGACGCGCTGCGCGTGTACTTCACCGGCAACCGTGAATTTCCGTACCTGTATCAAAGCGAGATGGGCGGGGCGCTGCACAAGCTGCATTACACCCGCGTCATCCATCTGGCGGAGCATCCCGCACCCAACACGCTGATGTACGGCATGGGCAAGTCGGCATTGTATGACGCGCTGACGGTCGCCAATGCACAAACGCTGCTGGGCAGACATCAGAACGAGTTGCTGAACGATTTACCACCGCCGGGCATTGTGATTTTCAACAACGTCAAGGCTGATGAAGTCGCCACGGCCATGACGCAGTTCGATTACGAGCGGGTGCGCGATGGGCAAAGTGTCTACCGTGCGCCGTTGCAACTGTCGAGCAAAGACCCATCACAACCGGCGACAGTCACCTTCGTGCCGATGTCCACCGTGCCGCAGGATTTCGATTATGAGAAGTACATGCGCGTGCATGTGAATCTGCTGGCGCTGACGTTACAACTTGACCCGCAAGACATTTGGCCGTTGCAAAGTTCGGCGATGGGCAGCGGTGCGCAATCCCGCATCCTCGAAGCCAAGGGCAGCAGCAAGGGACCCGGCTATTTACTGACGCGCTTGGAACGCTGCTGGAACACGGTGCTGCCGCGTTCACTGGAGTGGAAGTACAAAGCGCCGGACGCGCAGGCTGATGCCCAGATAGCCAACACAGCCAAAACGTGGACAGATATTGCTGATAACGCGACATTCATGACGGAAGATGAGAAGCGGCAGCTGGTCGCCAATCAAGTTCCGGCCTTTGCTGATGTGCTGCTGGATGAAAGTGGTCAGGTGCGGTTATACGACGCGGATCCTAAGACACCGACGCAAGCTTACCATCGCGCCGGATACCACCCAACTGAACAACGAAACGCCCACGGCGCCCATTACCACGGCCAATGACGACGCGCAACTGATGACCGCGCCGGAGAACCAATCGTCACTAGCCGTTAGTCAACCCAAACAACCAACACCATCTGTGGGTAATACTGCGCCACAGGGAGGCAAGCCGGACATGTCGGCTGATAGCGCCACCAATAAATTCAAGGATGTTCAGCAGCAATTGGATGCTGGATTGATTACTATGGCACAGGCTCAGGCCAAGTTAGGACTAACACCTGACCCTGTATTTGAAGGAATGTACTTAATATCAGGGTTTCCAGCACCACGTGAAAGTATCCGCGATTTGTGGCAAGCGCATTTTGGGCGCGGCGTAGCAAGTTTTGATGCTGTTATATCCGGCACAACATTGCCAACTGGAAATGGTAGCGGTCCTGTTCCAAGCAATACTACACCAGAACCACCACCGGCTGACGTGAAGAAGGACATGGACGCCACCACCAGCGCCTACATCAGCGAGATACTGGCGGCGATGCAAGACGGTGTCGGACGTGTGACGACCAAAGCCGGATGTGCTGCGCGTATCCGTGGCGCAATTGTGCGCTATGGCAAACGCGCGTATCAAGACGGCTTGCAAGACGGCGGCGTTGACCCGAATGAACTGGACGATGATGACCTGCGCATCATCGCCGATGACAACGTGTGGGATAGTCAATATGTGTCACGGCTGGTCGATGAGATTTACAGTGAGGGCGGCTTGAAAGGCACGCCGGAATATCGTGCGCCATTGTGGGTATCCACACTAAACCGTTTCTATTATGACGGCCTCGCCAGCGCCAACCGCAACGGCATGTACGTCTTCACCGGCGAGGATGGTGATGAGAACTGCGACGATTGCCGACGGCTGAAAGGGCAGGTGCACCGCATGAAAGATTGGACGAAGAAGAAGCTGCGTCCGGGCATCGACCATGAGAACTTCCAATGTGGCACATGGGAGCCGCACTGCAAACATGTGTTAGTGAAGACAACCGTAAGTGCGCAGGGCAATTGGTGATTTGACAAGCTAACGCCAATTTTGCCATACTGAAGTTAATTCCCCCGTTGTCAGGACGGATGCTGGTCAGGGCAGCACATAGCGATATGTGCATTTTGTATTTCAGCCTAAGACCAAGGGGCAACCGTGACTGACAAACAAGAAACAAACAAAGCCTTTCAGGGTATGTTGACCCAAGCTGAAACCAGCTATGTGCCACTGTCGGCGACTGCTGGCAAAGCCTGCGCCAACTGCCGCTGGTTTATGAATGACGGTTGCTTCATCGTGGCAGGTTGGGAGCCAGAACCTATCATTGCCACCGGCTACTGTGACCGATGGGAAGCATCACCCGCGCCAGAAGCTGCGCCGGACATGGCTGAGATTATCGTCGAAGCGGTTGGTGAGGCTGTTGAGTCGGTCACTGAAGCATTGATGCCCATGAGCATGGAAGCATCGTACACACCACCCAAGCGCAAGACCTTCTCTGACCGGCTGCGCTCGCTATTCACCCGCAAGCAATCGGACGATGCCTTCAGTGTGTTTAAAGGCACGGACGGTGAATGGCACTTCCACGCAATTTACACCAACAATTTTGAAGACCGTGAAGATGAAATCTTGACCACGAAAGGTCACGACAAGTTTATCGCGCGGGTTGACATGGGCTTGATCCCCATGCCGGTGCTGCAAGCGTGGCACATACCCGGCACCGAACACGGCGAGGCGGATGTCATCTGGCGCAATGACCACTTTGTGCACGCGATTGGTCACTTCTATGACACGCCGGACGCTCAAAAGGCGATTGAGTTCTATCGCAAGAACGCCGGAAAAATCAAGATGTCCCACGGTTTCGTGGTGCCACAGAATGCTTTTGACGGCAAGCACTACGATGACTTTAACACGATTGAGATCACAACCCTGCCACCCTACGCGGCGGCGAATCCATACACATCCTTTGAGGAGTTGCAAACAATGGCGAAACAGTTGACTGATGAGAAACGCCGCTACGTCGAGACTTTGTTCGGCAAGGACAAGGTGGCTGAAATCGAAGCGGCAGACGAGCAGCGCGGCAAGGCGCTGGAAGACATGCGCATCGCGTACAAGGACTTTGCAGACACCACCGAACCGGATGCCGAAACGCCTGCGCCCACATCCGAGCAAGAGAAGGCACTGACCGCCGTGTATACGGATTTGGTGGCCTCGCATGATGAACTGGTCAACTTGGTGGCAACCCTCACCAAAGCCTCAAAGGCTAAGGACGAGGCGATTACCAAGCTCGAAGCCAAGTTCGATGTGCAGATTGCTGCCTTGCAAAAGGACAATGAAGCGCTGCGCACACTGGTGAATGCCGGTCCGCGCCGTGCATCGCAGGACAGCACAACCGCCGTCAAAGAGGGCGAGTTGAAAGATGCGTTACCGCGTGAAAACGAGCTAAGCAATTGGCTCGGATTACCCATCAAGCAGAACTAATCAGGCCAACCACACGAAAGGCCACGAGGAACAAAAAGATGACCGACGTTCAAGTTGTAGACCGTACCTATAGTGCTAAAGAGTTGGTTGAGATTCGTAATCTGCTCATGCAGGTCGAGAAGAACAACGCCAGCGGCACCACACCCACCAACAACCCGCCTTATGGTCCGTATGCTGACGGCAGCGGCGACTATGGCACATTCAGCTATCCCGGCTCGCGTCCTGAAATGTTCTCAGCCTTCCAGCGTCCGCGCTCGATGGCGAGTCTGTTCGGGATCCGTCCGTCGCTGATTGCCAACGAGAAGATTGGCATCATGACCGGCGTGACTGCTGAAGAAGGCAGTAATCCATCCGATTTCTGCGGTACTGCGCCCACCGCCGGACAACTCAAGCGCAGCGTGCAGAACTACATCTACGGCAAGTCCTACTGGAAAACCAAGGTTGCCAACGCGGCCGAACTCGGCGAGTATGCCGACTTCAGCGACATGGTTGCCAAGCGTATCATGAACGTCAACCAATCCGGCAATCCGTTCGTGCCGGACTTGATGAACAAGCTCGACATCAGCAACCGTGATGCGGCTACCCTCGCAAATGAACTGGGCACGGTCGGCGTGGCAATGGAACGCAGTTGGGAAAAAGTCGCCATTCAGGGCAACAGCAGCAAAGCTCCGGCGGCTGCTACCCTCGGATGGATTAAAGAGTTTGACGGCCTTGAACGTCAAATCGTCACCGGCAAGCGTGACCTCGACACACAGGTGTTGTCACCGGCTGCCGATAGCACCGTCATCAGCTGGGGCACAGGCATCGACGTGACCAGCGGCGGACGTACCTTCCCGCAAGTGCTGGTGGATACCTATTACGGGCTGAGCACCTTGGCTGACGACGTGGGCATGAGCGGCACACGATGGGCAATCGTCATGCGTATGGAAGAATTCCGCGCGTTGACCTATGTCTATGCATGCGAATACTGGACAAGCCGTTGTTCAGGCAGCGCTGGCAATCCTTCGTACACCGACGCCATGAGCGTCCGCAACTTGCAGCTGCAAATGTGGAACGGCAAGTATCTGCTCATTGACGGCACGCCAGTTCAGGTGGTCTTCACCGATGGCATCCCGCTGACCAAGGCCGGTGGTACGGTTTACACCGCGCAGGACTTGTTCATTCTGCCAGTTGAGTGGAACGGCATGCCTTTGCTGAACCTCGAATACAAACCGATGGCAAACACCGACGCCATGAGCTTTGCCAATTTCGTTGGCCCGAACGATTTCACATCGTTCAACAACGGCATGTGGCTGTCAACCAAGCAGCGCACGGCTTTCTGTATGGAATTGTTGTTTGCTGGCAAGTTCCGTTTGGTGCAAGACGCGCCATTCCTTGCAGCGGTCATCAACACCATGCAGTTCAGCTTCCAAGCTCCTGTCCGCAACGCTTACCCGGATAATACCGAGTTCTACCGTAACGGCGGCGCAACCCGCTGGGATGGGAACATGACGGTTTCCTAACCGTCAGGCGTAGCGACAACATCAGATTTGAAAGAAGGGCGCAGAGATGCGCCTTTCTCGTTTCCGTAGTACAATAATTCTATGTTCTACTTGTTCTATAATAGTGTCGGGCTATTATGACGTTCCTTACCACCATCTACATCCCATTCGCGGATTACCACCAAACCGTTGTCCATCGAGCCATCGCCAGCGCTACACAACAAACCATTCCGGCCATTGTGCTGGCTGCCGAGTCACCGCGTACACCGGCACGCTTCCGCAATGAGGCGATGAACGCCACCACGCCGTTCGTATGCTTTCTGGATGCGGATGACATGCTGGAACCAACTTTCATTGAGGAATGCTTAAGAGCTTACCAGCCGATGAAGTATGTATATACCAGTTGGAAGTGTGGCAGCGTGGAAGTGAAGCCGAACTTATGCGTGACGGCTGACGATGATTACCGCTCGCATCTGGTGACGACGCTTTACCCGACCGACATATTTAAGGCGCTTGGCGGATTTGATGAGTCGCTGAGTGGTCATGAGGATGTGGATTTTTACCTGCGCAGCGCCAGCCAAGGCGTATGTGGTGTGCATGTGGATAAGCCACTGCTGAAATACACCGACGATGGTGCGCGGTCAGAGACATTCAATCAACGCGCCGATAAAAAGGCGATTATGGACAGAGTCTTTTTAGCCAATGGAGGGCAGAGAACAATCATGGCATGTTGTGGGCAACCGGGCGAACCGGCGGCGAGTAATCCGGGTACTGAACAACCCGGCGATGTGTTGGCAACGGCACTGTGGAGCGGAATGCGGTCAGAGGTGGGACATGTGACAGGGCGGGTGTACGTTGGTGGGAATATGTCCAAGATATATGTTGACCCGCGCGATGTGGAGCACACACCGCATCTGTTCAAGCCGGTCAAGGATTTGCGCAAACTCGCGCCAGACCGCGATAAAGTGCTGCGTGAAAGTGGGCTGGTGTAGATGCAAAAAGGTCAAGGATTGATTGAGTACGTACTCATTTTAGTGTTGGTTGCGGTGGTAGTTATTGTCATCGTGGCATTACTTGTTGGCGGTAGTCCTCAATTACCATGTGACAAAAGCAGACCAAACGCCGGTGACATAGTCAATTGCATCGCAACGCGAACGGCAGAGGCTAGAAATAAATGAATCCGCTGGATTGGCTTTACTACGCAGCGGCCGGATGGTTCATGGCGTATGCCATCAGCAAGACACACGGGCCATTCGGCATGTTCGCATGGCTGCGCTCGCAGCTGCCGTTGGGTGGATTGACGGCATGCATCATCTGCTTGATGCCTTACGTGGCGCTGCTGCTGCGTCTGATTGGCGCGAACGTGGTCATTGACGCATTTGCGATTGCTGGCACGGCGTTGCTGCTGCATGGCTTCACCGGCTGGCGGCACGATTTCTAATTAACGAACAGTAAGTCAGGAAACGAGAATTTATCGGCATGGGCACAGTTATCTTTTGTGCGACAGATTATTACCTCAACGGCGGCTATCGGTCATACACCGACTTCTTCAAGTTGGCTGATTTGGCTGGTTACCCGATTATCCCATTGGCTGACATTGACCCGCAATCCGACAACACCTACATCTTCACACCTTCCAACGGTGAAACGGTGATGGGCTGGCCGGATGCGACCGCGCAAATCATCCTGTGGCAATTGGAATGGATGCTCACCAGCGAACACAACACGCCGCCCGGTGTGCGCCGCGTGTGGGCATCGGACGCAGGATTCGCACGTCAGCAAGGGTTTGAGTACGTGCCGATGGGCAGTGACGAGCGCTTGAATCAGGTGGGCAGCGAGCATCCGGCGGATAAGCTCTTCGACGTGGCGATGATTAGTTACCAGACGCACCGACGGCAGGTGATTACCAGCCAATTGATGAACCAAGGATTGACGCTCGCGCCGGTGGACAATTTGTGGGGCAGGCAGCGATCCGTTGCGCTACTCCAAAGCAAGGCGATGGTGCATGTGCATCAGCATGACAGTGTGCAAACCGTCGCACCATTGAGATGGTCGATTGCTGCGGCGCACCGGCTGCCGATTATCAGTGAAACCGTGCAAGACCGTGGGTTATTCGGTTATAGCGCGATGGTACAGGCCGATTACAGTTTCCTTGCAGCCTTCACCAAGACGATGGTGGACGATGACCGCTTGCTGGCGGATTATGCGTCCGCGCTGCATGGGCTGTTGTGCGTCGATAACACATTCCGAAAGGTGGTTGATGCTCATGTCTAAGACCATTCCATTCCGGCGGATGAACGCCACGCTGAAGGCCACACGCGCGGAAGTGCAACTCTTGCTGTCAGTCGATGGCATCGACACGCCGCCACAATTTCAGGCGCTCTTTTTGGCGATGAGCAACATGTCATCAGCACAAGTCAATCCAAGTCGGTTGCAACTGATGACACAAATCGCCGTGTGGCTGCGCTTCTATAAACGGCTGATTGATACGCTGCCGGATGCCAATCCGCTGAAGGCCACAGCACAACACGACTTCGACCAACTCAGCGAGCCGTACCAATCACTATTGGAGAGTCAACCGTCATGAAGATTATTGGGTATACCGCGCTGCGCTATGGTGCTGATTATCTGGGCTATGCCATCCGCTCAATCATTGATGCGGTGGATGAGTATCACGTGTTATATGCCACGCAACCCAGTCACGGCCACTATTCAGACGCACCACTGCCATCTGGCGAAAGTGAGAACGACCTACATGCGATTGCTTGGCAGGCGGCAGGCACTAAGCTGACATGGCATCGCGGCGACTGGACGCATGAAGGCCAACAGCGCGATAGCATCCACCAGTTTGTGCCGGATGCGGACGTGGTCATCAGTGTTGATAGTGACGAGATTTATAGTGAGAAGCTGCTTAAAAGTATTATGTTTACCGCAGCATCCTTTTTGCCTGTTCGATATATCCGTGTGCCATTCATCCACTACTGGCGCAGCTTTCACAAGTGCATTTTGCATGACCCGGCATATCCGGCGCGGGTGACATTTCCCAAGAAATCAGGGGGTGAAATAAGCTGGTCGGATAAATTCGGCGTGGTCAATCACATGGGATACGCCACCAAGCCGGACATCGTGGCCTACAAGTGGAAGATTCATGGGCATCTGGGCGAACTGCGGCGGGATGTGAACTGGTTTGAAGATGTGTACATGACGAACCGGCAGACGGATTGTCATCCAGTGGGCAGCGAGTATTGGAACGCGGAAACAGTTGACCCGCTGGCGTATATGCCACGCTGGATGGCTGAGCATCCGTTTTATGGAATGGATGTGATTGCATGAATAGTGATGACCTGTATGGTCTAATGAAATCTGGCGCAACGGTCAAGTTATATATTCGCACAAATAAACCGTTGAAGAAGCGGCAAAAATACGTGTTGTCGTTGCCAGATGGCACAACAAAGACCATACAAGGCAGCCTTTTGGCGCCACTGTTGGATAAAAAGCAAATAAGAGGGATGAAGTTATTTGGCGGCAGTTATGGGGATTACAAATACGAGGTAATTAATGACGATAGCAGTCAACCTGATTGAAGACCGGCTGCCGGTGGTGGTCGATGACCGGACGGCACAATTTGGCGGCAGCTTCTACTATGAGCCGCTGCGTCCGTATGATGGCCTGCCGCTGGCGTGGTTGTATGGCGAGTTGCTGCGCTATCCCAAAGCCACCTTGATTGATGTGGGCGCATCGACCGGCTGTTATACGCTACTGGCGGCACATCATCCAGACATGACGGTGTACGCCTTCGAGCCAGTACCAGCCACGCATGAAGTGCTGCAAGCCAATATCGCGCTGAACCAATTATCGCACAAGGTGTATGACTATCAGGCCGGTGTGAGTAACTATAACGGTGAAGGTGTATTGCACAGCATCAAGAACGTGGGCGGATCCGGCGTGTCTTTGGTGGATGGCACGCCAGCGTATCACAAAGATTACGACAATATCCCAGTTCAGGTTATTACACTGGATAGTTTTTGCAAAGAGTTCGGCGTCAGTCCGCATGCCATCAAGATTGACACGGAAGGCGGCGAGAAGATGGTGCTGGAAGGCGCTGCCGAAACCATCCAGCGCTGTAAGCCGTTCTTGCTGGTCGAGTACAGCCAAGAGAACGCCAACCAATACGGCTATGCATCGAATGAAGTGGTGATGATGCTTGAAAGTTGGGGGTACACGTGGCGCAATCCGGAAGGTATGGATTTGTGGTGCGTACATAAAGAATGGGAGTCTTTGAAATGAAGTTAGAGCAAGTATTGACGATGGTGGCGGCGCACATCAAGGCCGATGCGCAGGCGCTGATTGCATTCGCAGCTGAAGACACGCTCGGCGGCTATGATGTGGATGAGAGCAATCGCAAATTCCCACAGGGCAGCTTGTGGGAACCGGAAGGTAAGATGCTGTATGCCTTGGTGCGCTGGCTGAAGCCGGACGTGGTGGCGGAAATCGGCGGCTGGGCAGGCGCGAGCGCATCGCATCTGGCGCTAGCGGTACAGGCCAACGGCGGCGGCAAAGTCATCAGTGTGGACAGCGGCGAGGGCGGCGCAGAACATGGGCACTTGCTGACACCAGACCTGCGCCGATATGTCACATTGGTGAAGGCGGATGGACGGAATTGGTTACGCGAGCAAGATGACCATTCCATTGGGCTACTGTTTGAAGACGCCGACCACAGCACACAGTTGACGGCGGACATCAGCAAACTGGCGCTCGAAAAGGTGATGCCCGGCGGGTATTACCTGAACCACGATGCGGCGCATGATTACGCGCTGGTGGGGGGTGGCATGAAGGTGTCATCCGGCGTGGGACGTGCCATTCGCGATGGGTTGGACATCGCCAAGGTGTACTTCCGCACGTACTTGGCGGAACCCAGTGATTGCGGCCTGTCGCTATCGGTCATGCCGGGTGTGCCGATGACCAAAGCCATCCTTGAACCGGTGGTTGATTATGGCATCGCGCCGATTGAAACACCCAAACCGAAGCGCACACGGAAGTAATTATGACACCCATCATCTCGCTGGTATCCGGCACGTATAACCGCATCGCCCTGCTGAAGGACATGGTGCAATCCTTCCGCGACAATTTGCTGCCGGGCATGGTTTATGAAGTGGTGCTGGTCGATGGCGGCTCGACCGATGGCACGATTGAGTGGGCAAAGGCGCAGCCGGATGTGAAGTTGATTGAAGACGGCGCACTGCTTGGTGCGATTAGTGCCTTCACACGCGGGGCGTTTGCGGCGTCGGGTAAGTACGTACTGCTGGCGAATGATGATGTGCAGTTCCGCCCGGGCAGCATCCTACCGGCCATCGTGCATCTGGAAAACAACATGCGCTGTGGGGCGGTGGCCTTTGCGGATAATCGACCGATACCGGGCTTCTTCACCACCAATGACTACAAGACGCTGCGCATGGCTGCCGTCAGAGATGGCAAGCAAACGTCGGTGATTTATGCGCAAGTGGGACTCTTCCGCAAGTGGCTCGGCGACAAGGTCAAATGGTGGTTGGGTGAGCATGACGAGATGCTCGGCGCACATGTGTATGGTGGCGACAACTCGCTGTCGGCGCAAATCTGGCATTACAGCTACACGGTGGAAGCTGTGCCGGAAAGCATTATTGAAGACCACGTCATCAGTGATGAACTGCGCCAGATTAATTACAACAAGGGCATTGAGAGTAATGACAGCCACTTCTTCTATGACCAGTGGCCGGGGGGTGTGCGGGTGATGAACGAACCACAGTTGCCACAGCTGGACCGACGTGCGGCGCGTATCCTGTACCTGCCGATTTATGAGCCGGGATGGGCAGTGCAAAAGCATCCGGTGCATGGCAAACATGGCCTACGCGATGCACTGGCACGCGCAACCAACAAGTATGGCGCTCAACACATCGTGCAAGAGTTTGATTACCTCGAAGGCGACCAGAAGACGTTGCGCACACGCTTGATGGATGTGGCTGAGCGTTTCAAACCGGACTTAATCCTGACGCAGATTCAATCACCTGTGCCACTGACGGCGGACATGCTGAAGGAACTGCGCGAACGCACCGGCGCAACCATTATCAACTGGAATGGTGACCAAGCACCCGGCGGATTGGCGAGTAAGGATGTCATTGCCGTGCTGCGCCATGTGGATTTGCAACTCATTACCAACCTTGATGTAGTGGATGTGTACGAACACGAGCGCATCAAGTGGGCATACTGGCAAATCGGTTTTGAAGAATCGCCGGGGGATTTAGAACAAAATGTCGCGGATTATTTCTCGGAACTTCAGCGTCCAAATCCTTTTAGCAATTATGCTGGACACCCGGTCGTGTACCTTGCTTCGCTGCGCAGCCCTGAACGGCAAGCGATTGCCAAGATTGTCGAGGAATTTGGCGGCAGAGTCTTTACGCCCGGCGACGAATTTGCGACGCTATACAACTTTTCTACGTCTGCGCTCATTTACCGCAAAGCTAACGTCATCATCAGTGATAATGGCTTCACGTCCAAAGGTTTTGTGAGTAATCGACTGTTTCAGGCGTTGGCTGCCGGTGGTGGGGTGGTCTTCCAGCAGCACGTTGATATGTTGGATGAACTCACAGGTTTGAAGAATATGTTCCATTATGTTGAGTGGAACACACTGGATGACCTGCGAGAACTTATCAGCAATGCGTTGACAACTGGCGAATATCTTACAAAGCCGATTGCTGAATCTGGAACCAAGTTTGTCCGCGAGAACTTCAGCTTTGATGCGCAGGTTGTCAAACTGATGGCACTCATCAAGGACAAGCTGGGTGACAGCCAACAACTCAACGAGAGCATTGCGCTGCGCTATGTGGGACGCAGCAGCACCGGCTTCGGACTGGGCAACATGTGGCCGAGCGGCATGCGCTACGAATACGAGCCGGGGCGATTGCTGTACGTCAAGAAAGAAGATGTTGATGTCATCACCCAATTGTATCCGGCGGATTGGGAACGGATGGCTATCGAATAATGTGGCGACGGTTGAAGTGCGCGATGGGATGGCACGACTGGCGAGCGGTCATTTGTGAGCATGTGCTAGATTGGGAATTGAAGTGTAAGCACTGCGAAGCGCGTCATCCCTTCGATACACGCGGCAGTTTGTTTGAGTGAGGAACTACTATGGCAATCGCATTAACACCCAGCAGCAACTTTACGCCGGGGCAGAACCATCATTACCTGAACGCATGGCCCAAGATTGTTCTCGAAGATATTTGGCATTTCAACCAATGCGCTGGCATCGGCGCACCTGTGCAGACAGCCAATGACAAGGGCGGCGTGGCGTACCTCCAGAAGGAACGCGAGTACATCGCACGGCAACTGGAATCGGCAGCCGGACGCATGGCGCAAGACCTGAATTACTGGATTAATCCGGCCTACTTCAGCGAAATCATTCCGATTGGCAAAGGCCGACCGATTGCCGGACAGTATTTCCAGACACGCATGCTGAAGATGATTGAACTCGGCAGCCGCGCCACATCACTGATTCAGGCCAACGTGAGCGTGAGCTACAGCGACCCGAACAGCGTCGGCGTCAGTGATTTGGCAACCATCACCGTGACGACAGCAGTGGCGGATAGTGAAATCAAGCTATTCTTCCGCACAACTGACGGTGCACCGACGGCGTGTGATGCCCGTTATGAAGTCGAGCCGATTACAGTGACATCATCCGGCGGCGTGGCGACCATCAAGGCACATCGCGCATTGTTCGTCAAGCCAAGCGAGTGGGCGCGGGAATACATCGCCAATGACCCGAACTTCAACAGTCCCAACGTGGTCGATACGGCCTCGTCTGCCGGATTTGTGGCGGCAGTGGATGTCTACCGCGTGTATACCGACACCAGTGCCAATGTGCAACTGCTATCGGCGGACGGAACGGTGCTGCAAACCTACACCGGCGAGATACTGGACGCAGAACTGGGCGCGTTCCGTTTGGGCGATTTGTGCAGTATAGTATGTTGGGATTACGCACCGCAACGCATCAAGGTCAACTATCGCGCAGGGTCACCACTGGTCAACGGCGAGATTGACTCGGAACTATATGAGGCGTGTGTGGCCTACGCAGCAGCCAACATGCAAGCCAAGCTGACCAAGATGAGCTATTGGACACTAGACATCTGGACGAATTACCACGCGCCGATGGTCGATAAGGTGGGCGGGGCGATGGTGCCGGTGGCGACCAAGCGGCAGAGTAATTCCGGCTATGGCGCACGGAACGGCCAAGTCCGCGCATGGGAAGTGGTACTCGACCGACGCATTGAGAAGGCACATAAATTCTTTTAACTGAGACAAGTAATGTCACAACGTAAAGACCGCAACACCATCACCTGTATTATTCCGGCACGCAACGCAGCCGCCACGATTGAACGGGCAGTCGCCAGCGCGAGTTATGCCGGTGCGGATGCGATTCTGGTGTATGACGACGCCTCGACGGACACGACCTTCGATGTGCTGGAAGACATCTGGGACAAGTACCCCAACCTCGACTTTTATTCGGCGATGGGTGATGTTCGGGCGGGGGTCAACTTCGCGCGAAACTATTTGATAGAGCAGTGCGATATGGGACTCGTCATTCCACTGGATGCAGATGACACGCTGCGTGACCTGACACCGCTGCGCAAGGCGTATGAGCCGGGTGTGTGGGTGTACACCGATTATGCTGAGCATGACGGCGGCAGCGTCAACCACATCAAGGGTGCACCGGCGGGAGCGCTGCCACGCAAGAACATCACCGGCGTATCGTTCCTATTCCATAAACGCGACTGGCAAAAGGTGGGCGGCTATGACCCTGACTTTGCCTACGCCGAGGACTACGCTTTCCAGTGCGCCTTAGTAAATAACGGGATCCGTCCCAAGTACATCGACGTGGTGGGCTATGACCGCTATTTGCATCCCAAAGGGAACGAAAGAACCGCAAAAGCCCAAGCCTACTGGACTTTTTTCAGAGATTTGGCACGCAGCAAGTATCCGGCAGCCTTCGCCGGAAGTGGCTGATTGGACAGCGTTAGAATATTTTTGCTATACTCCAAATTAGTGACTGACGCTGGCAAGCGGTGTGATACCCTGACTTTCACACACAGTCGATTGGGTGGTGTAACTCCTTCACCACCCGACAATATTTAGTCAGGATGCCGGTCAGGGCGGTAGCGTTTTTGCTACCGTTTTTGATTCAGGTGGTGGGTGATGCAATCGGCAGGCGCAGCGCTAAGGCAACTGGACAAGACCGTTCGCGCGGCCACGTTAAAAGCCATGCAAAACGCATCCGACGATGTGCAATCCACCGGACGCGATACGGTGCGGCAGTGGAAGCACCGCGTGGATTATAAGGAAACGCCGACGATTGACCGGCTGCGCATTGAGCTACTCATCAAGCCGACCGGTCCCAACGTGCGCATCTTCCAGTATGTGGATTTGGGAACCAAGGGGCCATACCTCATCCCAAAGGTGGTGGTGCCGGGGAAGTTCATGCGCTTTCAGGTGGGATACAGCGCACGGACACAACCGATTGCCCAGTACAACAAAGGCAGCGGTCAACATTTCGGGGCGTGGGTGAGCAAGGCGCAGGTGGTGCATCCGGGCATCAAGGCGCGTAAGTTTATGGAAACGTACATGAAAGAACTCATACCATCGCTACAGGTGCGGGTTCAAACCGAGATTACAAACGCAGTTTAGAGTGAGAGGTTAAACTACAATGCCAATCCAGTGGAATAATGGCGGTGACCGCAGTACAGTCGATATTCAACCCGGTGGCCCCGGCAATCCTTGGTTGGTACTCGACCAGAATGCCGCGCTGGACGCACCATCCGGCGGGTCACGCGCACGCACGACCATGTGGGGACGTGATGAACGCGGCGGCCTCGCGCCACGCTCGATTGTCTACAGCGGCAATCCAGATGACTGGTCAGCCAACCTGAGCTATCCGCTCACCAGCGAAAACGCACTCAAACGCCTCAACTGTCCATTCACTATCCGTGCACGGCAGTATTGCTCACCCAATCGCAGCAACATGACCGCCTACACTGCGCCGGGCATGCGTGGGTATCTGCAAACCACCGTGACCAAGTTCGGCTATGACAATGGCCTCGCCATGAGTGACGGCCAAGGCACCGACTTGATGCGCACGGCAGCCATTCAGGGCAGCGCGGAAGTCAACTGGACGCAGGTGGCGCACGATGACATCAGCCTGACGACTTCAGACGTGGCCTATAACCGTGTGATTGGTATCAGCGCGGAAGTTTGCCAAGGTGCGTGTGGACTCGGCACGACTGAGGAAGACGCATGGCTGGCAGTCACGGACAAGGATGCATCACCGGCATATGCTGGCGGCTCGGCTCCGTGGCTGTACTGGACAACGGACAGATGGACAACCCGCACGGGCGTCCGCATCGGTGCCTATGTGGGCGCGGACGCGTTGGACGTGGTGCTTGCAGGCAGCCGCGTGATTGTGTTCTCGGACACCAAAGCGCCGGTGTACGCACAGTTGGCGGACATTTACAACGGTGTCACTGACCCGCTGCTGTGGGCATCGGCGAGCGGCATTAGTGAAACGGGCACGAACTTCCCGAAATTTGCGGCAGTGGTGGACGCTTCGACCATCGTGGCCGTGGGCGCTGGCGGACGCATTTGGCTGTCCACGGACGGCGGTATCAGCTTCAGCAAGATTTACGACACGGGCGCACTGACCACCCAAGGTTTGAACGCGGTCGATGCACAGGCCGGTGGCAATGTGTACGTGGGCGGCAACAGCGGTGTGTTCATTCGCCTCGCCAAGACACCCGGCGCTTCAGCCTTCGTTGGCAGCTTGATTGCTGTACGTGATGCCAGTACAACTTTACTGTCGAGCAACATCAATAGCATCCGCACACCATCCACTCGCGGCGATGAGGTGTATTTGGGCACAGCAGGCGGCGAAATCTGGCGCACGCGTAACGCCAACGCCACCAAGGTTGTGTTCACCAACATGAAGTTCGACCGCGCCGGAATTGGCAGCATCACCGATTTGGACTTTGTAGGCTTCCAAGGCAACACACTGTTCGTGCTGCAAACCAACACCGACAACACCAGCCGCGTCCTGCGTGACTTCAGCGGTGGCAACCTTGCGAACGATGTGGAAATCATCGGCGATTATGTGACGCCCGGAAATTTCAAAATCAACAGCGTCGCAGCCGCCAATGAGAATTTCGCGATTACCGTCGGCGAATTGCACGGCACCTATGCCTTCGTCGGGATGATACGACCCGCGCAATAAGCTGAACATGAAAGTCAGGAGTCATGATGTCAGGTGAAACCCTCAACACGATGACCGATGGGAAGCCGTCGGTCATTATCTACGAAACCGGATCCGGCGTGGTGGCACACATCACGCCGTTGAACCTCGCCACGTTGAAAGCTATCCAAGTTCGCGCTGCTGATTTGCATCCGTATCCAGACAAAGCGCCGTATCAGAAGCCGGAAGAGAATGCGTTCGTCGAAGGTCAGATGACGGCAGCCGAAGACAATCCCGAATACATCGCCGCGTGTAAGGTCATCGACGTGGAACGGGCGCAGTGGGCAGACCGTACCATCTTCAGCTATGCGGTGAAGTTCCCAAAATATCCCACACGCGAGTCATTGGTGGCTGCCTTTTCCGGCATTTTGTCGGATTTGAGGGCGATTGCCGAACTGCCAGACGATGATTATGAGGCGGTGCTACATCATCTGGTGCTGACATGGGAACCGATTGCCAACCGGCGCGAGGCGGATTATGTGCGCTGCATTCAATTGGCCTGCCAGACGATTGCGCTGACGCCGGATGAGGTGACGGCTGGTATCCGCTTCTTTCGGCCTGTCTTACCAGAACGTGCCGCTGGAGCAGTGGCTAGGCCGCCACAACGTCTTTCATGAAGGGCCATCTATCACGGCGAGTGATGGCTTGTGGGCAGAGTTCCAAGCGTGTATGCGCTTAGGGATTGACCCGGATGTGCAGTTCGCCAAAGACCGATTCAGCCGGATGCTCAACACCGGCGGCGTGGTGGCGGACGGTGCGCTGAACGCGATGCGGTCATATGACATCGCCAAAGAACGCGAGCGAGATGCTGAGCTAGAACGGAAACACAGGAAATAATGCCAAATTATCCAGAGTCGGGCATCAAGCTGATTGCGGATACCGCTGAATACACCAAGGCGATGGATGATGCCATTTTCTTGGCGGATTATTTCGACTCGCTTGGGTCATTGGTATTGGAAGTCAGCGCGGAAGTAGACACCGCCAGTTTCGATGTATCCGATTTACCGATGGACGGCGATACCATCAGTGTGACGGTAGAGGCGGAAGTTGAAGGCGACCTTGCCGACTTGCCGATGGACGGCGACACCGTCAACTATACGGTGGATGCGGAAGTCGAGGGTGATTTATCCGACCTGCCGCTGGATGGCGAAACGGTCAAATTCACAGCAGACGGCGCGGTTGAGGGTGAAGTCGCCGATTTACCGCTGCAAGGCGAAACTGTTAATTTTACGGCAGACGTTCAAGCCAGCGACACATCCAAAGAAACGTTGAGCGCAGTGCAGACGCTCAAAAACCTCAAGGTGTTGGAAACCGTCTGGAACATCACCGGCACGGCTGTTGATATTTTGGGCAAGGTCAATGAATTCGCAGTCAAACCGATGCTCAGCTTGGATGACGCGGTAGCGCGGGTGAATGCCCAGACCGGCGACGCAATACCCAACGCACGCGAACTGATTAACAATATTTTCTATGATGACCTCGGCGACTCAATTGACCAAGTGGGCAAACTGACGACCAAAGCCGCCCAGATGAAAGTGCCGATTGATGAAGCGGTGCGCTCGGCACTGACCTTCACCCACACCTTCACAGATGAGAATCCGGAAAAAGTACTCGACACCCTCAATCAGATGGTGATTGCCAAGCTCGCGCCTAACTTCACCGAAGCCGGTGATTTGATGGTGCGTGCCTTCCAGAATGGCGCAAACCGTGGCGGTGATTTACTGACAGTAATTGGCGACAATGCAACCGCTATCGCTGACCTTGGATTATCAGGACCCGAAGCACTGAGCTTCATCAAGACCGGTATGGACAACGGCTTTAAGAGCGCACAACATGTGGTTGATGTGCTGCTGAAGATTAAGCAGAACGTGAGCGGCGCAGCGGGTAATGCTACATCGGATGTGAGCAAGACACTCGACATACTGGGCATTGCTAATCCGGCGGAAACAGGCGAGGCGTGGAGCGCTGAATTTTTCACCGAAGTGATTGATGGCATCAAAAATGCGCCGGGCTTAACCGA